TTCCAAGCCAAGAACTTTGAAGAAATGATGGAGTCACGACCAGAATTGAAAGAAACAATCTATCAAAAAATTTGTGATACTTACATTATGTCTTACAAAGAGTCAAGTGCTCAATCAAACATTGATAATGTTGAATTAACCGATTTTGATGATTAGTAAATACGCAGAACTCCTTAAAGAAGTTAAGAAAGAACATTTAGAGGTTAAAGAAGAACACCTAAATGATAGAGTGCTTATTGTAGATGGATTGAATCAGTTCATTCGTGTCTTTGGGGCAGTTCCTGCGTTAAATGATGATGGTGAACACTGTGGTGGTATAACAGGTTTCTTGTTATCCACCGCAGCAACCATCAGAATTATCAAACCAACTCGTGTAGTTGTAGTATTTGATGGTAAGGGCGGGTCCCAACGTAGAAAGTCAAAATATAGTGGTTATAAAGAAGGTCGGACCGGTCTAACCAAAATCAACCGATTGGCTGGTTATGAAGACCTTGAAGACCAACAACAATCAATGAGGTATCAGTTCGCACGACTGATTGAATACCTACAAGTATTACCGGTGTCGTTGACATATATTGACCACGTTGAAGCGGATGATATTATAGCATATCTTGCAAACCACTATTTCCAAAAAGAAGTGGTAATTGTATCATCAGACAAAGATTTTCTTCAATTGATAAACCCACGAATTAAAGTGTGGTCTTCTAATAAAAAGAAAATGTATGATGAGTCATTAGTTAGACAAGAATATGGTGTAATACCTCAAAATCTTGTGTTTTATCGTGTCCTAACCGGAGATACTTCTGATAATATCAAAGGTGTTAAAGGTGTTGGTGATAAGACCATAGAAGCCAAAATGTCGTTTTTAAACAATGGTGAATTGGAGTTAGATGAATTCATAAACGAGTGTTCTAATGTAGATGAAAAACTATCAAAAAAGTTGATGGATAATGTAGATGTTATACGAATGAATTTTGACCTCATGCAATTACGAAATCCAGAAATATCATCATCTATTACATCAAACATTCGTAATATTATGGATGGTGGAACTCACCGATTAGATATTATAGAGTTTAAAAAAATGTTTATGGGTGACAAATTATATACCGCTTTTGCTGATGTAGATTCTTGGTTAAGAAATTCTTTTCTAAATTTAGATATACTCATTAAGAAGCATTTAGATGGTAAATGATTTTGATACAAGAGTTTGGTATGGGACAATTGAGTATGGTCCATTTTCTGCTACTAATTGGTTTTCAATTGGTGGTGTAGAACATCCATTATTTAAAACTTTAATATCAAGGATAAAGTCCGAAGTGCCTGAAGTATATAACTTTGAGTTATACACTATGGGTGGTATTTTAGAAGATTGGATGAGTTGGGATGTTGACCTAGCTTTAATAGGTGAATACAAACCAGACTTAATTAAAAAGTGTTTTGAAGGGATTGTTGGTATAGCATTTGATTTACATTTATATGTAGATTTACAATATCAAGAAAAATTATGGCGAATTGATGAGTTTTCAAAAACAGGTCAATTAAACGAAATACACGAAAATTACGAATTATCAAACTATTTTGTAAGAGATGGTCAGATTGAAGACCTCAGCCATTATCAATTAATTGATGGAATCTATAAGCGTAATGTAATATATCCATTTCCAAAACACATTGAAAAATATGCAGAAGGTTATGTTTATAAATCACCACTTTGTTTGGTTTAAGATTTGGATAATTCAAAATAAAGTCGTATATTAGTGTCTATGGAAAAATTCGGAAGTAAATACGGAACATCGTTCCAAAACAAAATCATATCAGCGTTGTTGAGTGATAGGAGTTTTTCTCGCCAAGTATTTGACATTATAAAATCAGAATACTTTGATTCAGAAGCATCAGAGTGGTTGGTTCGTGAAATTATGTCTCATCTTGAAGAATACGAAAAACTACCAACGCTGGATGTCTTAAAAGTCCGAATTAATACCGTAGATAGGGATGTTCTAAAAACAAGTATTGTAGATACACTTAAATTTGCGTGGAATCACCTTGAAAGTGATGATTTAGACTATGTTAAAGAACAAACCCTTGACTTTTGTAAAAATCAATGTATAAAGAACGCCATTCTTGATTCCGTAGAGTTATTAGAACAAGGTAAGTATGATGTGATTAAAAAGAAGGTTGATGATGCTATGAAAGCAGGTCAAGATTCTAATTTGGGTCACGAATACAAAACTATGATTGTGGAACGATACGAAGATTCTATCAGAAATGTAGTATCAACCGGATGGCAGTGCATTGATGAAATTACGCAGGGTGGTTTTGGAAAAGGTGAATTAGTTTTATTTGCCGCCCCTCCCGGCATCGGTAAGTCGTGGTCTTTAGTTAACATCGGCGTGGCGGCTATGAAATTAGGTAAGACTGTGGCTCATTACACCCTTGAGTTAAATGAAGGGTATGTAGGACAAAGATACGATGCTGTTTTGAGTAAGATTGCAGTTGCAAATCTGAAATACAATATGGAAGATGTTAAGAAATCAGTTATGAATGTTAAGGGAGACTTGATTGTAAAACATTACCCAACCAAAACCGCCAGCGTGACTTCATTAAAAGCCCATATGGATAAGATGATTTTACGAGGTAAAAAGCCGGATGTTGTGATAGTAGACTATGCTGACCTACTGCGTGGACCATCAAACAAAGAACGACACGAAGAATTAGAAACCATTTTTGAGGACTTGAGGGGTATGGCTGGGGAGTATGAAATACCTGTTTATACCGCATCTCAAATCAATCGCAGTGGTGCAGATGATGACATTATTACAGGCACCAAAATTGCAGGTTCATTTTCCAAAATGATGACCGCTGACTTTGTGGTATCTCTTTCTCGTAAGATTGAAGATAAACTTGCTGGAACAGGAAGATGGCATGTCATTAAGAATCGTTTTGGTCCTGATGGTATGACTTTTCCATCAAAAGCGAACTTCTCTACGGGTGAAATTTCCATCTATAATGAGGATTCCATTTCTGGTCAACAAACCAAAAAAGAGATGAAAGGTGGGGAGAGTTTAGTAAGAAAAGAACTTGCTCAAAAATATAAAGAAATGAAGGGTGAAATAGATTTTTAACTACTATGTATATTCACCCACACAAAAATATGTCTAACAATTTAACGGAGAAATCGCATGTCACTATTTGATGAACGAATCCCATACAAACCCTTTGAGTATCCTGTTTATTATACCGATGGTTGGTTATTACAAGCTCAAGCATTCTGGCTACATACCGAAATCCCAATGCAAGGGGATGTAAAAGACTGGAATGAAAATTTGTCAGTTTCGGAAAAAAACTTGGTGGGAAACATTCTTTTAGGATTTGCTCAAACCGAATGTGCTGTTTCTGATTATTGGACTACAATGGTAACCCATTGGTTTCCAAAACACGAAATTAAACAAATGGCTATAATGTTTGGTTCACAAGAAACCATTCACGCTACAGCATATTCGTATTTGAACGAAACTCTTGGTCTTGAAGATTTTGAAGCGTTTTTACACGAGCCCGCTACTGCTGAAAAGTTTGACTTACTAATTCAAACTAAAGCAGAATATAACCACGAAGATTTGAAGTGGAGTAAAGAAGCAAGGGAAGATGTTGCTCGTTCACTCGCAATCTTTTCCGCATTTGCAGAAGGTGTGTCACTTTACTCATCATTTGCGGTTCTTTACTCATTCCAAATGAGAAACCTTCTAAAGGGTATTGGTCAACAAATGAAATGGTCAGTTCGTGATGAATCACTACACTCAAAGATGGGATGTCAACTTTTCAGACATATGTGTGATGAGTTTCCTGGTCTAAAAACGGATGTTAGAGATTCAGTTATTGAAGCGGCTGAATTGATTGTAAAGTTAGAAGAAAACTTTATTGATAAAATGTTTGAAATGGGTGACCTTGAAAATCTTAACTCAAAAGATTTGAAAAACTTTATTCGTAAAAGAGCTAATGAAAAATTAGTAGAGTTGGGATATGACCCACACTTTAATTACGATAAAGAATCAGCCGACCAGTTGGAATGGTTCTATCACTTAACAGGTGGTTTGACTCACACCGATTTCTTTGCACTCCGACCAACGGATTATTCCAAAGCGGGTGAAGGTGAAAATTGGGAAGATATTTTTTAATAAAAGATAAATTATGGCAAAAAATTATGGCGAAGAGTTCGGATGGGAACTTGGTATAGATTTCCCGGTTTGGGGCAATACTGAAATTTATGTAAAAACAATCTCAAAGGGATACCTACTTGTAGGAGAAACCCCAAAGGATGCTTACTGGCGTGTATCAGCCGCAGTGGCTCGTAGGTTGGGTAAACCCCAACTTGCTAGTAAGTTTTTTGATTACATCTGGCGTGGGTGGCTTAATCTTGCTACTCCGGTTCTTTCAAACACAGGTACTGATAGGGGACTTCCGATATCTTGTTTTGGTATTGATGTTGGTGACTCAATCCAAGAAATTGGGGCAAAAAACCTTGAAATGATGTTACTTGCCAAACACGGAGGTGGTGTTGGTATTGGTGTTAATATGATTAGAGCGGCAGGTAGTAAAATTACCGGCAATGGTACATCTGATGGTGTGGTCCCATTTTGTAAAATCTACGACTCAACAATCCTTGCTACAAACCAAGGGTCAGTTCGTAGAGGCGCTGCTTCAATTAACTTAAACATTGAACACGGTGATTTTGACCAATGGATTGAAATCCGTGAACCAAAGGGCGATGTAAACCGACAATCTCTAAACCTACACCAAGCAGTAATCATCGGTGATAAGTTTATGAGAAAACTTGAAGAAGGTGACGCTGAAGCAAGACGCAAATGGGGTAAGGTTCTTCAGAAAAGAAAAGCTACCGGCGAACCCTATATTATGTTTAAAGGTAATGTAAATAAGACCAATCCGGAAGCATACAAACAAAACGGATTAAAGGTCTTTATGACTAATATTTGTTCGGAGATTACACTTCACACGGATGAATCACACTCTTTTGTATGTTGTTTATCATCAGTCAATTTGGCTAAATATGATGAGTGGAAAGACACCGACCTTATCTACACCGCAATTTGGTTTTTGGATGGTGTATTAGAAGAGTTTATTCAGAGAGCCAAGAATATGAGAGGATTTGAAAATTCGGTTCGCTCTGCTGAAAAAGGTCGTGCTTTAGGACTTGGAGTTCTTGGATGGCATACTTACTTACAACAAAGAGGTCTACCATTTGAAGGTTTACAAGGTCAGTTTGAAACTCGTAAAATCTTCTCTCAAATGAAGATTGAAGCTGAAAGAGCATCTCGTGCTATGGCTGAAGAATTGGGCGAACCCCTATGGTGTGTTGGTACAGGTATGAGAAATACTCACTTGATGGCAATTGCTCCGACTGTATCAAACTCAAAATTGAGTGGTAATGTATCTGCTGGAATTGAACCTTGGGCAGCAAATGTATTTACGGAACAAACTGCTAAAGGAACCTTTATTCGTAGAAATCCTGAATTGGAAAAGGTTCTCCGTAAAATTGGTATTAATAATAAAGATACTTGGGATAAAATCTTACAAGATGGTGGTTCAGTTCAAGACATTGCTGAATTAGACAATTGGGGATACCTCAATAGTAAACTAACCAATCGTTCAGATATGACCGAATCTAACTTTGAAAACAAAGAAATTGATTGGGTAAAGGATGTATTTAAAACATTCAAAGAAATTAACCAATTAGATTTGGTAAAACAAGCTGGAATTCGCCAACAATATGTGGACCAATCGGTTTCTCTAAATTTGGCGTTTCCATCTCAAGCAACTCCAAAGTGGATTAATCAAGTCCATATGGAAGCTTGGAAGTCGGGTATTAAAACCCTTTATTATATGAGAACGGAATCGGTTCTTCGTGGTGACATTGCTACGAAAGCTACTGACCCGGATTGTTTAAGTTGTGATGGATAGATGTTATGATTATTATTGATAATTTTATTAAAGACAAAGAGTTTCTAAACGAGATTAGAAACGACAAAACCCTTTTTGATACAAAAGGATATCATTGGTGGGATGGTTGGTGGAATTCTCCAGCAGATACTATCAAAAAAAGATTGATTGAGTATATTTGGAGAGACAATTGTCCGCCTGACCACATCTATGAATTATATGGATTTGAGTATTGGATTGGAACTTATTCAGCATCCGAAGTTGGTGATGGTAATACTGATAATCTAAATATGCACTTTGACAAAGATGAGTTTTGGTTCAAAGAAACCGGCGAATTAAGGGTTCCTATTATGGGTACGGTTTTTTATCCGTGGGAACACGATATTGATGGTGGATACCTTGAAGTATTTTCAAAAGAAGGTGAAGAGCCAGAACGAATTGCTGCAGTTCCAAATAGATTGATTATTTTTCCTGCTGGAAAATATCCACATAAAGTTACTCAAGTGACTCGTGGAACAAGATACGCAATTGCAATTAATTTGTGGGATGTTGAACCATCAGGAGTTTCCAACGGACAAATGATGTATGAATGATAACATTTAGAATGTCGTTACGAGGAGAATCACACCCACAACATAAATTAACGGAAATACAGGTAAAATCTATTCGTAAATTGTGGGCTATTGGGCATAGAAACATTCGTGTTCTTGCACGAAACAATGGCGTATCATCCGCTAACATTCGTAAGATTGTAAAAGGTGAAACTTGGACTCATATTCTTTTTGGTGAATTCAATGACTACCAATGAAAGTAGAAGGTAAGGTATATTTTGACCCATCCAAATTTTCAATAAGACCTATTGCAAAATCAGTTGCAAAGGACATTATTGTAAATAACCATTATAGTGGTATTTGGACAAAAGTATCTTATGCGTTAGGGCTTTTTTACAAGTCAGAAACGGAACACCAATTTTTTAGTGGAGTCAACGAAGAGTTAGTTGGAGTTGCTACTTATGGAGACCCCATAGGTAGACATTCCGGCCAATCTATTTCACCCCTACTTGCCCGAACCGAAGTGTTGGAACTCACAAGATTATTTGTATTTGATGGATATGGGTGTAATGTAGAAAGTTGGTTTGTGGGTCAGACCTTTAAGTGGTTAAGGGAAAACGCACCCCACATCCGAGGACTCATTTCATACTCTGACCCAAAAGTTGGTCATAAGGGGACTGTTTATATGTCTACCAATTGGATTTATCAAGGTAATCGTATCAGACCAAACGACTCGTGGTTATTTAAGTGGGAAGAAGGTGGTGATTGGACTCACTCACGCACATCATTTGTAAAGTTTGGAACCAACAATCCAAAGAAAATCCAAGAGATGACATCAGCTACTTTTTGGATAAAAAAAGAATTAAGAAAACATCGGTATGTTTATATTTTGGATAATTCAAAAAAAAGTCGTATATTGAAGTCATTAAAATACCCATCATTACCCTATCCAACGGAAAATGAAGAATTTATAGAAGAAATCTACAAATTAGACCCAATTGAAAGAGGACAATAAGACATATGTAGATACCTCAAAAGTATCCATTCGTGAAATCAACAAAGCCATTGCGAAGGATATGATTGTGACCTATCATTATTCCCATGCGTGGACTATGTGTAGGTACGCCTTGGGGATATTTTACAAAACTGATGAATTGGACATTCTTGGTAATGATGAAAAACTGATTGGTGTCGCTGTATATGGGTTTCCCGTTGGTAGGTCGGCTGTAACCTCAATCATTGATGGATTGGGTAACGACCAATGTTTGGAGTTAACACGATTGTTTATTCACGATGGGTATGGGTCAAACATTGAGTCATACGCATTGGGACAAACATTTAGGTGGATGAGGGAACACGCTCCTAACATCAAAATGTTATTATCTTATTCAGACCCATTCCAAGGTCATTTAGGTGGTATTTATCGTGCTACGAATTGGTTATTCCAAGACACCAATAAAATCCAATTGATGCCGAACTATGGTATTTCATTAGAAGGTGAAGATGGAACTTATATTCACTCACGAACTGTATTTTCAAAGTGGGGTTCTCACAATTTAGAACATCTCAAAACCGAAATTGGTAAGGATGGATATAAAGAGTTCTGGCGTAGAAAGGAAATGTCTAAATTAAGATACATTCAAATTCTACCAACGAATAAAGGCGAGAAGAAGAAACTGATGAACTCACTCAAACATCCGTGTGAAACCCCACCCAAGGATATCAGCGACATTCTACCAAAGAGTGAACGATACGAAACTTACGAGCCAGAAAATATGGTAAACTTTTGGTAAATTTAACAATTTCTTAACATTAGCAATTTGGCAGTTCCAATATTTTTCGTATCTTTACTATGTAATCAATAAGAAATAACAAATGAAAATAGTAGAAAAAGTTTCCCCTATGTTAGCTGAAGGTCGTGAGAAACGAATCTTCAAATTAAAAAACAATGGTAAACAAATGAGTAAGGTTCAGTTTTCAGTTTACCCTCACTCAACAATCACCAATCACTACATTTTGGAGTTCCAATACAATGGACATATGGGTGATGGTGGTATGAAGCGTGAAGTTGATACCATCAAGAACTGGCCAAAACCTATGTTGAATATGGCACAAAGTGTTTGTAAGTTGAAAGAAACTGCCCACGGAAACCTATCTTATTCAACTGAACCAATTTCAAGTGTTTCTTTAACCAAGGTACTTGAAACTGCTAAAAGTGATTTGAAGAAAATTATTTTTGCCGGTGGTTGGTAATTTAAAAAAAATGTCGTATATTTGTAATATAAATAAAAATTGAAAGATATGAAAAATTTAAAAAAAGCACTTGAGTTTGTTGGTAAGAACAAAGCAAAGCCCGCTATTTTTGTTAGGACAATGGGTACTGTGACATTCCAAATGTGTGGTGAATTGATTGAAAATGGTGCTCTTGATAATGAGGGTAACCGAGATGAAGATTTGGATACTCATAAAAAGTATTGGGGTAAACTTCACCACTTGATTCGTTTCATAAGTGGTATCTCCGAAAAGGGTCAATTATTGGTATCTGTCCTAAAAGACAAACCATCAAAAGTTGGTTACATTCGTGATAACGGAACAATGTTTTCTTTGGCGTTTGGTAAGTATTTTGATAGTAAAGTCATTACGGGTAATGAGTGGTTGATGATGTGTGAAGACATCATTGAACATTACGACATCACAAATGAAGATGATAAGTGTATAATCAACATGATTACTGCCTATTTTAATACCAAGACGCCCCAAGAACTTGATATTCAGTATTCTCTGAAAAATGTAGTGGATGGTTCTGACGAGTTTCGTCAATTCTATAATAATAGTCAAATGGCATTTGTCGTTAATCTACACACTGTAAAACAATTTGAAAAGGATATGATTAATTGTAACCGACAACCAAATGCTTGGTTGGCTTACAACTTCTATATGACTCCTTTGAAACGAACAGATGAGTACAAAACTTACTATTGTGGCGACACAGTTTTACAATACTTCACTAATAAAGCTGGAACTGATATCTTTGGTAAAGGTAAGTTAATGTATGGGCATCAGGGTTACGCTGATAAACACAAAGTAGCTAAGATTATTCCTATCCTCCAAGCCTACATTGGTTCTCACTATTGTGAAACGATTGATGACTTTAAGAAATTCAACGATATGGTTGTTGGGTTTGAGAATGGTAAGGATGATGGTAACGAAACCGAATACTGGCAAAAAATGTTCTGGCGTGTAGTTTCGGAAGTGAGTTATGGTGAGTTAATTAAATGGTATGAGAACACATATGTAAAGGTATTTGAATCGGATGATTGGAAGACAATCACAAATACGATTAACAAAATTGTAAATCATAATTTAAGTGGGAAAAAAATCACAGCAATGGATGACCTTCACATTAAGAAATACCACACCGGAATTTTGTTATTCACCTTTGTTTTATACTTCAAACGAACCAATAAATCGGTTGGACTATCAAAGTTAACATCTAAAGTAGTCAATGAGTATTCTAAACTACTAAATGGTAGTGTTAACCACGAAGGTAGTCAAATCTTGGTATGGGAGTATTTTGGAACACAATCTTCCGTTTACTCTTCAACAAGTGCCGGTCAACGATTTGACAAATTGTTCAAGTATGTTTTTCAGAATGTTGATGCTAGCTTGAAAGCTGGTTCTAAAGACCGTGACCTTCAAGCTGAATATCGTGACCAATCGTTGACACGAATGTCATCCTTCCTTGAGTCAGAGGGTATCCCCCAACGATTGAAACTATATCCACTATCTACTGATGTGTTGAGTTTTGTAAACTTCAAGACCGGAGAGGGTTTCCAATGGTTACATAAATCACCCAACTCAACCGGAGGTGATGCTAAAGATGGATTTTTGGGTATGACCGATGATAACCTAACTGGTAATCAGAAATATAAGAATTGGAATTGTACACCAAATGAGTATTGGGAGATGCTTGCCGACCATAACGAGAAGATGTCTGACAATTTGAGTCTAATTGAAAAACGGATTGTCACTTCATCAATTAATACAATTTATCAAATCCTTGAAACGGGTTTAAACTTCGGAGCATAATATGAGAGTTTTAGTAATACCAAATTATACAAACTTTGGGGCTGTTAAAGACATCAATAGGGATTCGTTCCTATTGGTGTTCAAGTCCTTTTTAGATAATACACAAATCGGAAAAGATTGGGAGTGGATTCTACCATATCCTGATTTGAATAACCACCCTGGTATAATCAATCAATTTGAATATCCAAATGTTCAATTGCTTAAAATGGATGGATTGGATTGCTTTCCACCAAAGATGAGGGTAGATTACCCACATAAGTTTTTTGAGAGGATTATTGACAAATATAAGGGTGAATTTAACCTAATATGGTCACACCTACCCGAATGGACTAACGAATATAAGATTACTCGTATCTACAATAAAACTCAACCTATTATTGGATATTGCCATTGGTGGGAAATTAAAGATAATGGTGCTAGAGATGATAATTCTTTTTGGAGAAATATCAAAGGTATGTTGGAAATGAAAGTTTGTGGTGTAAACTCACAATGGGTAAAAGATTTAGTAATTAAACGTGCATCGGAATCATTTCAACCACATATCATTGAACAATTAGAACAAATCATTCAACCTTGGTATTTGGGTTGTGATTCAGCAACTCCAACATCTACATACGAACCCAAAACTATTTTGTATAATCATAGATGGGGTGTGTATACAGGTTCGGAATTCTTCTTTGAGGTAATGGATGAGTTATGGGAAACTCGTAAAGATTTCCAAGTATGGACCACATTAAAAGAAATGGGTAAACCATATACAAAATACATTGGACACGCCGATAGAGATGTGTATATGAACCAAATGTCAAAAGCACATTTTGGTGTAGGTACATTCCAAGGATATTCTGCGTGGTCTATGTCAGCAACTGATGGGTTAAGTAGAGGTGTTCCATATTTACTACCAAATGACTTTTGTTATCCTGAAATGGTAGGTACTGATTATCCACTACTTTACAATGGTAAAAATGAATTTAAAGAAATGGTAATAAAATTATTGGATGGTGATATTGAACGTCCTGATGTAACACATATTGCAGAATCCTTACTTTGGGAACACCAATTAAAAAGTTGGAATGTAGAAGAAAACTTTGTTAATACCGCACGAAAAAATTTTAATTAATGTATCAAAATGTATACTATGAAAAAGAAAATGGTATCATCCATTGTTGGGATGACCAAAAAGGTTATTTTACAAGTAAGTACCGTAGATATGCTTATGTTAGAGATGGGAATGGTTCTTTTACTTCTATTCACGGAGAGCGTCTTAAAAAGATAAACTTTTGGAAACAAGAGGATAATCTTAAACTTTACGAAAGTGATGTAAACGAAATGACTCGTTTTCTGATTGACCAATATGGTGATTC